ATTAACGGTAAGGTTAAGCTTGAGTACAGTCAGTTTACCCATTCCGTGGCCGAAGCCATAAAACGTACCAGTTGGTACGGGTTCGGCCGCACTCCAAAACAGATAGCAGCAAGAGTGAGCGCTATTTGTCAGATCGCTAAACATGTCATTAACACTGATTTGTCACGGTTTGATGGACGTGTGAATCGTAGTTCTCGCCAATTCGAAGAAATGGTGATGACCACGTTGTTTCCAAAGAAATATCATAAGAGGTTGTTGGCCCTTATGAAGAAACAATATGGTAGCAAGGGCGTGACAAGGTTGGGGGTGAAGTACAAGAATGGCTTCAACCGACAATCTGGGTCACCGGAAACAGCAATTTTGAACACTATTCTCAATGTGTTTATGGCATACGTTTGTTTTAGAGAGTCTGGTTGTGAGCCAGATGAGGCGTATGCTAAGTTGGGTATTTACGGAGGAGATGATGGGTTGACGCCTGATGTCGATCCTGATCTGTATACCAAGGTGTGTGCACGGTTTGGTCACGTGCTGGAGGCTGAGGTTGTCAAACGTGGTAAGAGTGGTGTGTCATTTTTGTCCCGTTTGTATTCCAAAGATGTATGGGAGGGATCCCCACATAGCTGTGCTGATATAGCACGGGCAGCATCCAAGTTACATGTGTCACCTGCTAGTGACATATCGGCGGTTGATAAGTTGTTTGAAAAATCATTCGCTCTGCATTTAACTGATGCAAACACACCCATCATTGGGCCGTTCGTTAGTCGAGCGGTCGCTCTATCAGGCAAGGGTTCAGCAGATTATAAGAATATTCTTAAGATATGGAACTCGGATATTGAGCAGGATGAACAGTATCCCAATGATGATCACGATGGTTGGATGTATGAGGTCGTTGTCTTACAAAAATTGGACGGCTTCAACATCATAGGCTTTAAAGATTGGCTTGCCGAGTGCAAGACTCTAGAGGACATGTTAAAGTGTCCTGAGCTTATAGACCAACAACCAATTAAATTGGCTGATGTGCCTATCAAAATCAATGGAGACTTGTTTCCATCAGATAAGGATTTTGAGGCGAAATTGCTAGATTACATGGATAAGAAGAAAACGAGGGACGCCTCGCTCATTAACCCACCCTCTTCTACCAATGCAATCACCACAACCCCAGCAATTTCAACAACAACAACAACAACAACAGCCAATATGGGACCCGTTAGCAGAGAGTCTACCCGAGTTACAGTTAACACGGGATCAACTGGATTGGGACTGGAACATACCAATGTCACCACGCGAGTGGGAGACGCTTCCAAGTCTCGACCAGCCCGAAGTGTTGGAAACAACAACAATGCTTCGGTCGGAGG